GCAGATGAAGTAAAGATTCCATCAAGAGCATTGATGACTGGAGGTGTAACTAACTTTGGTATTGAAAGAAAGTATGCTACATTCCAACAACCACAAGAGATGAACATACAGTTCATAGTTCCAGTAAATCAGTGGCCAAGGTATGTTTTTGATCGTTGGATTCAAATTATAAGTAGAGACTCTGAGAATAGAACAATGTTTTATGATGATTACACAGCAGACATACACATAGATAAGTATGAAGGTGGATCTAATGACATACTTAGAGCAACAGACTCATTTACAGGGAGAATAATAGGACAGACAAGATTAAATAAAGTTACAGCAAGTTGGACTGCATTTAATTGTTTCCCTACTAATGTAAGTGTGATGTCATTTGACAATAAACAGACACGATTGATGAAGTTAGATGTTCAGTTCAGAGTTGAAAGACTACGTATGGAAGCAAAGATAGGATCACAGGGAGATTGGAGAGCAAGTAATTACATAGATCAGAATGTAATCCGTCGTTAGGGTGCTAAATAACTATATACTGAATTGAATTTAAAACTATGCCAATGCCATTGCCGACCCTCGTGGTCCCTGAGTATGAATGTACCCTACCGTTCGGTCAAAAGGTAACATACCGTCCATTCCTAGTTCGTGAAGAGAAATTGCTTTATATGGCAATGGAATCTCAAGATCAAAAGGAAATGATCAAGGCAGTTAAAGAGATTATTAAAAATTGTACGAGTGTTAAAAAAATAGAAACACTTGCTACATTTGATATTGAATATTTGTTCTTACGTATTCGTGCTAAGTCAGTAGGTGAAGTCAGTGAATTTAAAGTCATTGCTCCTGATGATAACGAGACTCAAGTTGAAGTAGAAGTTAATCTTGAGGAAGTAGAAGTAGTTGTTCCAAAAGAACATACAAATAAAATAAAAATTACTGATGAAGTCACACTCGTGATGAAGTATCCTTCTATTGATACATTTGTAAAGAATAATCTAGCAGATGATCCTAAACTTGATGACATTTTCCAACTTGCAGCAGATTGTGTAGACCAAATTGCCAACGGTGAAGAGGTAGAAAACGCAAAAGCATACAAGAAAGGAGAACTCATAAACTTCTTTGAAACTATGAACAATATGCAGTTTCAGAAAGTGCAAAACTTTTTTGAATCAATGCCTAAAGTATCTCATACTATTGAAGTTTTCAATCCAAAGACTGAGAAGAAGAGTGAGATGGTTCTGGAGGGGATGGCAAGTTTTTTCGCATAGCCCTCTCACACGATACATTGATGAATCTATATGAAGTGAACTTTGCATTAATGCAACATCATAAGTATAGTCTGACTGAATTAGAATCTATGATGCCTTGGGAGAGGGATGTCTATGTAAATATGCTCATACGACATCTTCGTGAGGAAGAAGCACGTCAGAAACAGGCAAATTCACAACATCAAACACTGTAAGTGGCAAAATCACCAACACTAAAGATTAAAAAATTTCTTGCTCCGACACCTAGTGGTCCTGCGGGAGATCCAGTTAAGACCTTGACTTTTAGTATCAATAGGTTGGGATATGCTGTGGCAGATATTGGTCAGTTGTTAGTTGATGACTTAGCAAGACAACAGGATTCATTACTTAAAGCAGAAGCAGAAAGAGCAAAACAACTAGAAGAAGATAGAAAAAAGGAAGAGGCATACAATAAAAATATAAAGAAGGAAGATGTAGAGAGTGGTGTTAAGTCAGAAACTAGAAGTGAGTCTAAAAAATGGGGGTGGTTAGAAGCACTTTTAAAACCCCTAAAGTGGTTAGCAAAGTCTGCATTGGGATGGTTTGTAGGATTAACTTTCTTAGAGCAACCTGGAAAAAGATATGATTTACAAATAGGTTTGGCAGTCATTGGTGGTTGGTTCAAAGCACTCTATAAAGTAACAAATATGAGTGTAGGTCTAATATTTGATGGACTTTCTGAAGACAGTTTTTTAATGGGAGCATTGAAATTTATAGGTGGAATGGCAGGATTTTTTGTAGCAGGTAGAATATTAAGACCGTGGAAATTGATAAGTGATTTCAAAAAATTAAAGAAAATGGTAGATTTTCTTAGATTTGGTAAACAAGGATCAGGTAAGAGATTTGCAGAAGGTAGAAGAATAATAAAACAAAGAAAATTAAAACAAGCATTGCGTGCTAAAAGAATGCTTCGTTTAAAACGTCTTGCCAAAGTTAAGGGTGGTAGATTTTTACAGAAAGGAAGTAAATTCCTTAAAGGGTTTGGTAAAGGTGCAGGTAGATTCCTTAAAGGTGGAGGAATGTCGGCATTAGCGGGTATTTTCTCGTTTGCAAATAGATTGTCGTCAGGTAAGTCTTTACAAAATGCTATCGGTGGTGGTGCAGGTGCTGCTATTGGTGGTATTGCTATGGGTGCATTACTTACACCTGTACTTGGTCCATTTGGTCCGATTGTTGGTCAAATGCTAGGTTCTTTCCTAGGAGATAAGATAGGTGCGTTCTTAGGTGATGCTTTTACACCAATGTTCAAACCTATTAAGAGATCATTTGGTATGTACTTTAAGATATTCAAGGCACTTTTTGAACCAGTGTCAGAAGCGTTTGCTGACCTATGGAAAGATGGATTGGCACCACTTTTCGCCAAGATGAAAGAAATATTTAAACCCCTAGTAGATGCAGGTATTGAAAAAATTGTTGATATGATTAATTCACCTTGGTTTCAAGAAGCGTTGTATGATTTGAAAAAGTTGGTTAGATTGGGTAAACAGCAGATGAACCGAGTTGCAAATTTATTCAACATAGGCAGTGATGAAGATAAAATAAACAGAAGAGTAGAAAACACTGAGATAAGTATAGATTTAAAAAATGAAAAATTAGAAAGATTAGAAAAAATAGCAGAACAAAAGGGTGAGGACTATAAAGCGTGGAATTGGAGATATACTATTGGTGAACAAATTGAGAGGAAAAAGGAAGAAATAAGAAAAGAGGAACAAAAACTGTTAGAACAAAAAATAGAACAAGAAGCACAAAAAAATGAAAGTGTAACTGCTTTACTTCCTCCAGTTTTTCCTTTACCAAATGGATTTCTAGATTATAGTAGAGGAACTGAAAAAGATAAGTTAGGATTAAAAGGTGGTAGAATAATAAGACCAAATGACCCAGAAACTTTTCCAATACCTGTTTTTGCTATGAAAGCAGGAAAAGTACGTCGATGGGGATACCAGAAAGGTAAATCTTCGAGTGATCATAGAAGAGGAGGAATGATTATTGAAGGTGATGATGGAAATGAGGATATTGGATATAGAAATATAGTACCTACAATTAATTATCACACTAGAGTAAAACCTGGTGATAAAATAGGTGAATTGATGGATGCTAGAAAATATAAAAGTAGTTCCAGAACTAAAAGTGGTCCTAAAAATTTAACATCAAAATCTACATACCTTTTATTACAAGCATTTACAAACCATAAGGTTGAACGTGGATATAATAAAAATCAATTAGATATTGCAGAGTTATATCCAGATATATTCCCTGCAAAACAAGAAAATGAAATTGTAAAGAATAATGTTGACCCAGAGACAATAAATACTGGTGAGAATATAACCAATTCAGACGATTTGGTCAATGAAAAAACATATACTACAGAGGGAGGTGCAGTGGTCATACAACCTGTAGTTACACCTACTGTAACTGTGGGTGATGAGACAAACGTTCAGTTTGAAGAGAATGAGGCAACAGTTTACTAATGGCACAACAAAAGTCAATACGATTCTATAAATTTATTACACCTCCAGAGGACAAAGGTGCGACGGTTACTATTGGCAATAAGACAGTAACGGGTTCTAAATTCTCCACGACCATTAGTGCAATTAATTCCCTAGGAGCAACTGTAAATAGTATAGGTACTGCAATATTATCAACTAGATTACAACAGCAACAGCAACTGCAAGAACAAGAGCGAAAAAACCAACTTGCAAGAGATAAGTCTAATGCTATGAAATACGCAAAGGGATTTTTAAAAGGATCTCTAGGTTTTGCTGTTGGTGCATTATTAGGTAAAAGTGGTTCGGGATTTTTGGGAAATCTTGGTAAATTATTTAAGAATTTGATAATTTACAGCACTTTAGACTGGTTAGGTAAAGACGAAAACCAGAAAAAATTATCGAAGATAATGAATAGACTGGGAATAATAGTGAAAGGGTTGTGGAGTGTAGTATCAGGGATAGTTAGTTGGATAGGTAAATCTTGGAATCAATTATTTGGTGAAGGTAAACCCTTTATGACGAGACTTGCAGGTGCAGTTAAGTTATTAGCAGGGGTAGGTTTAGTTGGAGCAGGATTGGCATTCTTAAAGAATCCTGCATCAATGTTAAAAGCATTCAGTGGTATGCTTAAAACTGTTGGTCAAGGTGTTCTTAATTTAGCAAAAGTATTTGGTGGTAATGTTCTTGGTCAAGCAGCGTTAGGTTTAGGACAAGGATTTCTAGCATATAATGATATAATGAATGATGAGGATATTCCAGAAGAGGATAGACAATCAGCAGCAATCGGTGGAGGAGTTGGTGCAACAACTGGTGCTATGGCACTTGGTGCTTTAGGAAATCAGTTATTACCTGGAATTGGTGGTGCTATTGGTAATCTTCTTGGTGGATTCTTAGGAAAACACATAGGTAAGTATATTGGTCCTATTGTAAAAAATATTATTGAACCAATAAAGAAATTTTTCTCAAAAGTAGGTGCGTGGATCAATAAAACTCTAAAACCAGTAGGTGATGCAATAAAGAAATTTTTTGAACAATATGCAGAAGTAGCAAATAAAGTTCTTGATTTCATAGAACCACATATGCCTAAGATAATGGAAATTGCAGGTTTCTTGGGCAAATTTGCATTTCAACCTTTAATTAGTTTATTAAACGGTCTAACAAAAGTGTTAATGTGGGTGACAGGTAGTGGAGGTGAAGACGACGACACAGTAACCACAACAAATTCATCTACAGGATCAGGAACAAACTTTAGTGTTGATAAAGAAGGAAGTAACTCATATCCATTAAAAGGTACTAATTTCTTAGGTGATTTTGTTGAACCAGGTTTCAAATATGATAAAGTAGATGGTGAATTTGGTGAGGGTATTGATACTTCTATGATTAACAGAACTCTAGCAGACTTAGTTAAAGAATATGGTGAAAGTGCAGAGTTAGGTCGTTATGGTATAAGATTGAGTTCTGCTTTGCAAGCAGTCAAGAATATGGGTAAAGACCCTGAGACTTTTAAATTCAATCCTAGCGGTCAAGATCTGATCTTTAAAGAATTGAAGAATATGGCGGGTTTCCAAGAGTTCTTGGGTGAACAAATAGATGTAAATCAATTTGCTGCAAATCTATCAAGATTCTTTGATGAAATACCTGCAAGTGAGAATGCAGTAACTAAAGACACTAAAAGTTGGAAAGAAACCTTATCAGTGCTTGAGAGTTTGAAAGGTGGTATGAGTAAAGGTGGACTTATACGTGGACCACAATCAGGTTATCCTGTAGGATTCAATCCTGTGGTAAGTAGATCAATAGGTGGATTTGTAGGTCACGGAACAGAGATGATAGTTCCTATAGACACACCAGATACTCGTAAAGATTCTGGTCTTGCTATGAGAAGACTATTAGAAGCAGCATTAATTATTGGTAGTAAAGGTGACACAGGATCAATGTTATCAACATTAACAGATACTGTTAACGAAGGAGAAGCAATGTTAGAGTCTGCTGCAATGAACTCAAACATAGAAACTATAGTTTTAGATGTAATAGAAAGACCTGTACAGACAAAAGAAGGTGGAGCAGGTCAAGAAATTGTTCTCCCAAGTAAAGAGGATGAGGTCAATACATATATTCAGAGTAGGTTTGGATTTTTGACCGAAAGTAATACATCACCGAGTAACTTCTTCTAATGTCAGAATCAACTCAACCAAAAGGATATACGATACAGGAGTTTGGTCTTGTTATACAACCAAAAGACTTTTCTCCTAGGGAAGATTTGTCTCAATTAAGTTTCAATGGTGAAAATGCCTTTGATCTTACTGGATTGTGTTCTGCATTTAATATTATGTCATCTATAGATTCTCCTACAATGAGAATGGAGATAGCAATTTACGATACTATAGATTTATCATCAAAATTGCAGGGTAATGAATATGTTAAACTTACTATGAAAACTGATTCGTCAGGTGAAGAGGAATTAGAAATTATACAAAAAGTATATAAAATTGGTAGTGTTACAAAGGCAGAACGTGCACAGACTTATATAATTTACACTACATCACCAAGCACAGCATTGAATGAAACTAATCGTGTTTTTAAATCATTTGAAGATCAACCAGGATCTACTACCGTTGAAGATGTTGAGAAAGGTTATTTAAAAGAGACTACACACAATATGTGGGAAAAGTCAGCAGGTAATTATAATTTTATATCTACATCTTGGAGACCTTATGACGTGATTTCTTATCTTGCAGATAAGATCGTTGGTTCCGAGTCTAAACGACCTGGATATATGTATTGGCAAACACGTAAGGGTATGAATTTTGCAACAATGGACTACTTGTGTTCTGAAAAAAATCCAACCCAAAAAGCACCAAAAATATTTACTTACGTGCAATCTAATCTCACAGATAATGCAAATAACTTTTATAATATAGAAACAGTGAACTATCCAGATCGTGCCAATCATCTAGAAAGGATGCGTAAAGGATTATATAGTAATGTTGTTATTGGAATACTATTGCCCGCATTAACTGAAGGTAATTTACCTACTAATGGTGGCACAGCAGAAACAGGGGCAGAGGACACATCACCTGCGGGATCTATAAATCCTCCAGTCAATCTTGGTGCTAGACAAGTATTTGATTTAGCACAAACTCTTAATAGTGACTTCCCCTTTAACAGAGCAAACGACGAATATTTCTCAGAAGAGAAACCTACTCGTATAAAAATAAGAGCACTTCCAGGTATGAAGAATGCTCAAAACTCAGATAACCCAGAAGGTTCATCGTCAAATATGAACTTTGACACTGTTACAAGTTCAGCATATTCTGCATCACGTTGGCAACTGTTAAACGCTATTCGACTAGATATAACAGTCCCTGGAAATATTTCCATAGATGCAGGTGACATAGTTAACATTAGGATACCCAAGTCTCAATCTGAAGATCAGTCTGAACGTTTGGAACTTGACGAAACCTATTCTGGGAACTATATTGTGATAGGTGTGAAACACAAATGGTCCGCACCTGAGATCACAACAAAATTAAACTTAGCAAAGGACAGTATCGAACAATGAAAAGTATAGAAGACCACATTCAACACGACAAAGACATTATTGAAAATCCTATGACATCACCTGCTGCACGTAGGCACGCAAAGGTGGAACTTCACGATTTAGAAGAGTATGCAGAGCATCACAAAGAAGAGATCGAAGCAGGAGATCATCACGACCCTAACGCTTTAGAACTATTCTGTGATCAACATCCTGATGAACCAGAATGCTTAGTGTATGACGACTGATTTTATCTATGGAGATCATATAAGTGATCTCACTATTGACAATTTACTGGAATTTTGGGATAATTGTACTTATCTTAAAAAGGTTAATGGAGAGTTCTCTGATGGTGTAGACCCTACCATCAAGAAGTCTGTTGATATGGCAATACCTCCCTTCCTCAATGAGAAGGCAGTTCGTATTTTCTTAGGAGAACTTCAAACAGTTCTTGATAAATACCTTGAAAGATTCCCGTACGCTTGTATGGCACCCGTTGAATTGAATGAACCATTCAATATACAATGGTATCCTGCAAATACAGGTGGTTATCACCGCCCTCATTGTGAAAGAATTGGGTCTGGTAAGACTGCATCCTATAGACATCTTGCTTGGATGACTTACTTAAATACAGTTAATGAAGGTGGTGAAACATACTGGGTACATCAAGATAAAAAAATAAAACCTGAGAAAGGTTTAACAGTGTTTTGGCCAGCAGATTGGACTCACGTTCATCACGGTCTTACATCACCCGAAGAAAAAATGATCGCTACAGGATGGATTTCCTACGCATAAATAAAAACGGAGGATAACTTAACAATGGCAGCAACTGCTTTACAAGGTAAAACTGATGTGATGGGTCGCGACGGATTCACTTGGTGGGTCGGAGAAGTCGAGGATAAAGAAGATCCACAAGAGATTGGTAGAGTTCGTGTTCGTATCTTAGGATGGTACACAGGTAGTCAAGCAAAAGAAGCATACTTGACAACAGTTCCTACTAAGTCATTACCTTGGGCAACAGTTCTATTGCCTACAGACCAAGCAGGTATAAAAAATACAGGAACTGCTACAGCATTGGAAGTTGGTGCACAGGTTCTAGGATTTTTCTTAGATGGAGAGGAAGCACAACTACCAGTTGTTATAGGTTCTTTTAGAGGATTTAAGACGAATGAAAGTGGTCAAGACTCAGAAGTTTCTAAAACTGTAATAGCAGATGGAGAACTTGCAAAAGATTTACCTGTACAAGCACAAGATTTATCAGGTCAGGAAGTAGCAGGTGGAAACCAGTTTAACAAAACAGGAGAACAACCTTCTAACTCAGATGGTGGAGAGTCAACAGATAGAGGTTTACTTGGTATTTTAAGTAGAGGTCTTGAAGGACATTATGCTTCAAACCCTTTGGTCGTTCCAACTTCAATATTTGGTATTGCAGATGGAGCAGCAGGTCCTGCGGGATCAGGTTTTGAGACAGACTTAGAAAGGATGTTGAAAGAAGCAGGTAATCTTGCAGCAACATTAGCAGTAGATCCTCTAGGTAATTTAGTTTCTATTGTTACAGGAAAGAAAGTAGATAATAAGATATTAAGTAAAGCAATGTCAGGTATTAACTTAGCGATTGCTAATGGTATCTCAGGCATTATGTCTTGGATGAAAGAGGTAATGGCAAAAATTATTGAGTCTGTGATAGGTAAACTAAAATCACTACTCAGTAACGTAATTCCTACAGGTATTATTACCACTCTAATGGATGTTGCAGGTATGTTATTTAATATATTCTGTATGTTTGAAGCGTCTCATATTCTAGGTATTATTCGATCTGCATTTAGTAATACCGCTGACTTTGCTAAATCGTTGGCAAATATGGTCGTAAAGAAAGTGTTTGATGGTATTTCAACTGCTATCAGTGGTGCAGTAGGTGCCATAATGGGAAAAATCAAAGAAGGTCTACAAAAGATAGGAAAAACTATTAATGTTATTGTTTCTGCAATCGCTACAGCAAGAGACGCTATTGGTAAGTTTAGAGCATTAGTAGGAAAGATTACCAGTATCTTCCAAATGGACTTTAGTAAGTTAAACTTCCAAAATATCGTGAAGTTGATTCTTGGTCTTATTATGTCACTTCTCAAGAAAAAGAATTGTGGCAGAAAAATACGAAAATCAAAGCAGAACTTCTGGTTGCCATTGTGGGGATCTAGTACCTGTGAGTCACCTCCAGAGTTTATGATGCGAGAGGTTAGTATAGATGTTGTAACTGGTAAACCAAAAACACAAGGTGATATTATCACCGAAATGTATCAAAACTTAAAGTCTTATGATATGGAGATCCAATCATTTATGAACGGATCATCTATTATCCAAGATAATAACGAAGGTAAACAAAAAACTATCGTCTCAGATACAGGTGGACAAACTAGAATATCTGATAGTTTTGGTAATACACATTATAATATACCTGGAAATGAAACCAAAATTATTGGTGGAGATGAATGTTTAAATATCAAAGGCAACAGGTGTGTAACTATTGAAGGTGATTACACATTAAAAGTAAATGGAGATTTTAACATAGAGGTTGGTGGATCACAAAATACACACCAATCTAATGGTGTTGGTATAGAAGAAGGTAGTGGTGATGTTCTTGACGAAAATTATGACGGTGACACACCAGGTGAGAATCAAGCAAAATCTACACAAGTTATTGCTGCTGACCACGAAGTAAACTATCAAGGAAGTTGGGGACTTCAAGCAGCAAATATTACCCTAACTGCTATTGGTGATTTTGAAGTTGATGCAAACAGTATCACTAATAAAGCAACAGCAATGATGAACTCTATATCTGGTGAGATCATCAACGAGTGTGCTTGGCAGACTAATTTTGTAAACAATCAGATCTATACAATGATTGGTATGTTAAATCCAATTCCAATCGCTATCACAGGTAGATTGACTATGATTAAAGGTCCTGATGTTGTATTACAGAGTGAAGGATTAACAGGATCATTATTACCTGCTTTCCATCTACGTGCTGTCGCAGGATTAACAAAACCTTGTGGTATTGTTGAGACTATGAAAGGTACAGTTGGTTCTGTTAAAGCAACTATTGGTATTGGTGCGGGTATTCCTTCAGTTATTACAGAAAGAATTAAAGGTATAGGTGCTATAACAAATAGTGTTGTGGGTTTAGGAACTGTAAGATATAGTGTAACAGCAGGTAAAGCATCTTTCGGATGTCGTGCAGGTCCTACAACAATTTTTGGGTTGCCAATTATGTTGAACTAAGTTAAAATGTTTAGTGAAGACTACCTTATATGGTTATTAATGGAAACTTACATTGATTATGTTTGGATAGATTTTACCAAACGTGAAGTAAAATACAAAGACAGCGATGGTCACGAAGAGACTATCACCTACAATTTTGATGAATCAGGTGGTGATCTCTTCACTCTCGCAGTTACAATGATACAAGAAGGTGTAGAACCTAACAGAAGACATTACAAATTATGATCAGAATTACAAAAGAAGAAGCAGTTGAGAACTTAAATTTCATTTTCAAAATTGTTGAACGAGGTGAAACAGTTCTTGTAGAAGGAGACAAAGGGAATATCCTAATGAATGGAATCCCTGACGGACAATTACAGGTAGAAGCATTAGAGACTCCACCTATACCAATGACAGGTCCACCACCCCCTATACCTGGTGTTACCTTGCCAAGTGATGCAGAAGTCAAAAGTTACGTGACTGAAACATTAGGTGAACTCAAGGAGCAATTATAATATATAAAATATACGATGGATCAACAACCTTTTCTGGATCTCTTGGTTCACCACTGGCATAATTTAAGACAAGCACAGATGTGGCCATCGTCTTTCGCATATATCCATTACCTGTGGTACTTCAATGACGAAGGACGATTATCATCAAAACAGTGGTATGACTGGAACGGTGAAGTGTATCGTGAAAGAACACATAACGTCGTTTCTAAAAAAGATCACATACTATTAGAAACATTTAACGCTGATAAAAAAATGCCTAGTCTAATCTTCACAGAAAGTGAAAGGGGTTGGATAGGTAAAAACGAACCTAATGCCCACAATGGCAGAGGTGTAGTTGTTTCTACAATAACTTTAACTAAAGATTCCTTTGAGTCTGACGATAAAGGGTATGACGAAGAGGGAGAGTTGCTCTGGGGTTCCAAAAAAGGTCCTTTCTTGTTCAGCAAATGTACCGCATCTATTCCGACTTCCGTTACGTCGTCAAAATAGGATTGTGTAGAATTTATTATCTTAACGGTTTAGCATTCACTTTCGACGAAATACAAAATCCTGATTCCCAAACAATAGATTTGGCAAATAAAAATTCTTGGTGTACAATGGAGGAGATTTATAGATCATCTTCTTATCTCATTCAAGAATTATGTCATCCAATTATATTTGAGTTAGATGCACATTTGATTCAGTGTGAAGAAGAAATTCCCTATTAACTTACAAAGAAAACATATGCAAATACAACTGTGGTATTGTAATGAAATGCACCAGTGGAGATGGTCAATGACCGACCAACAAAATCTTGCTTACCAAGCAACAGGTCAACAACCTCATATCAGAGACGCTATGCTCGACGTAGCAAAAACTGTCGAACATACAAATTATTTAAAATTTCCAGAATAAAAAAAGAGGTCCCTAGCGACCTCTTTTAGTTTATCTTTCTAGAACGGAGCGACAATAACGTTTACACGTTCCTTGATCATCGTTACATTCTACTAAGCAATCATAATACTCTGATATTCTGAGATCTTCAGATAAGTTATCCCAAGAATTGAGTTGATTGTATGATATTATATTATGCGACATAGTTTTGCTCCAATTCAGTTTTATATGATATAATATAGAACAAAGGTTTAAAGCATAGGTCTTTTCCTAATTCTATTTTTATTTATTGTTTATGAAACGTGACAAAGTAACAAAAGTAAGAGCACAAGTGAAGTCTAGGTGGTATTACTTATTTTGGGGTGCTGCTACATTATCTGTTTTTGCAGGTCAATTATACGTAGGAACGGGGTACCGCAGTATGTCTGGATCTATTGACACATTAATTGAACAAATATCTAACAGATAAATAAAATTAATATACATTATTAATTTATGTTATCAACTGCCTATCGTCTTCGGTTAGAAGGCATCTGCAAATCTATTGCAGCGAAACAAGAAGTAAGTCTAGATGATATGATATGGGCAGAAAAATTATCAAAAAGTAATACATCAGCAAGAGGAATGTTGAGTAAAGCAAGAAGATTAGTGACAGATGACGATTCAACTTTTCTTAAGTACTTGGATATAGGAGACTCCGATCCAAGGAAACATAGAAGGGGTTTCAGTGGGGCAGACGATATAGCAGAATGGTTTAAAAACAAAAGATCAGATGATTGGAGGCAACGTGACTGAATATGAAAAACGAGCAGAAGACCCCTGTTGGCAACATAAACAAAAGTGCATCGCAATGTTCACCCTCGATTCACACAACACTTCTTACTTATATCGAAGAGAAGATGGAACATATTACTGGCAGCATTGTAGAAAAGAAGCGGAAGACGATCTCTTCGTAGATGCTGATGGTCTACAATTAGAACTTCTAGGTGATCCTGTTTTATCTAAAGAATTTATTTTTAAGGCAATATTCTAATGAAAAAACTAAACACATTTGTTTTAGACTTCACAATAACTATCCTTGACTATTTGTATAGGGGTAGAGATATACAAAGATTTTGGGTGTTAGAGGTTATTGCTCGTGCACCCTATTTTTCTTTTATAAGTGTTTTACACTTTAAAGAGTCATTAGGACTTAGGGGTGATGAACACATCTATCTTATGAAAGAACATTTCTGGCAATCATTAAATGAAACAGAACATCTTGAAGAGATGGAACGTAGAGGTGGAGATGAAAAATGGATTGACAGATTCTTTGCCAAACACTTAGTTCTATTTTATTATTGGACTATGGTTGCATATTATTTCATAGATCCTTTAAATGCGTATGATATTAATATGAAAATTGAGAAGCACGCATTTGAAACTTATACAAAGTATCTAGCATATCATCCAGAAGATAAAAAGATTGCAGAGATCGCACAAGACGAACTCAATCACGCAAAAGAACTTCAACACGCAATGTCATTAATCTAATGAATCATTACACAATCGGGTATCACGATACCCAATATATTCATCACGAAATCTGTGAATATGCAGAAGACGCATACACCGCTATTAAACAAGCGAGACAAGATTTGAAGGGGTTTGACAATCCTCACGCTGCTGAATATTGCATACGAGAAGACTGATCTAGAACTTGTATAAATAAGATTGTATCAAATACCGCCTAGAGTGCTGTGGGAACAAAAAGAATTTCGCAATTAGA